ATGTTGTCATTTGAGTCATCAAACGCCTCCAGTTGGTGCAACCCGCCATTTGCGGTCACAGCATACAGGTTATTCCTAACCCCAGCCGAACCAACAATAAGATCTTCGATCAAAAATCTAGTGTCACCAAAAGTATCGAGCGACTCCCACCCACCATTTAGGAAGTTGTATACCAAGATTGAGTTATTCCCGCGAGCATCGTTAATACCCGGTGCGGAATCCAACGGAACAGCAAGATAATACCTGTTATCAAACAGGATTCCAACTGACTTATTGGATAGATTTTTGTTAAGCCTATCGATGTACGGCTGGATGCTCTTTGAAATTGGCTCCTCTGCCCCGCGAAGGTTGTAATCGTTAAGGAATTCAACACCATAAACTCCATCGTCAGACAGGAACATCATGGTGTTAGCTCTCATTACCACGGACTTTCGAGCCAAGCAGCCAACCTCGGAGGTTAGTTCTGTTACCTTGGTATCTAGAAGCGTTCCTTGTGTCCCCTTGATCTGGTGGATGCTGTTTCGGTTGAGGACAATCAACGCATCGTCGTAGAACCCATGCATCCCAACCACATAGTCAGCAGTACCACCAGAAACACGAAACTGGTTTTCGATCTGGTCGAAGGTGGTAGTGTCAAGAATGTCGGACACGGCAATCTCGTCTGTGATCTTGCGGTCAGTGTAGGTGACTGCGTTGTAAGCCCCAGACTGGTCGTAGTAGTACGGAACCCACAGACGGCGTTGAAAGTGAACACCCCAAGGCGCACCGGGCTGATGCATAAATCCACCACCCACGCTGAACTGCCCACCAAACTCAATCTGACCAGTGGAACCGCTTGCAACGATATTCGCTACAGGGGCAAAAAATGTAATATTTGTCAGCGTTGCAGACGACACTTGAAAGTCTTGTCCAACAATTGCGGAGAATTCTGGAATCGTGCTTTCGTAAATTCTAATTACATCACCAGCAAATACTGTATCGTTAGATACGCTAAGGTCTAAGGAAACCTGCCCATTTAATACGGAAACAAGATTGCCACTGGAGACAAACACTTGAGGTTGTGTGTAAGTCCCGCCCGGAGAGAACGTAAACCCGTCAGTGACCGTGGCACCAGTAACTCCAAATGTAACGCTTTGGGTGGTTGCTACAATGATGTAAAATGTGTCTTGTCCAGTAACCGTATTGACTGTGTGAGTTCCGTTAGGGGCGTTAGTACCAGTAAGCCCGGCAATAGTAATGCTAGTTCCTGCCACTAGCCCATGCTCGCGCATCCGTATGGTCACCCGTGTTCCAGCAACCCCAGAAGTACCGTTGTCCTGCACGGCTGAAATAATCGGCCTGCCATTAGGATACCACTCCAATGCCTGCTGCCCCTCTCGGAATAGCATCACCTTGTCGAACACCTGAATCATGTCGGTGTCCGCGCCCAAGGCAGTTCCAGCGGGATATGGGATGTTCTCTGGAACATACAGGGAGTTAGCCTCGACCGCAGCCAAGTCAATCTTCTTAGCAACCGTGTCCAACGCTACAATTACAAACTCCTTGTTGTTGGAGTTGGGATCGCTGAACAAGCAGGAGGCTCGGACATTAGCATTGGCTGCGTCGTTAATCGGCATCTGGGAAAGTGTGCCAGTCCCGGAAACCGCAGTCACCCCAGTCACGGGAAAGCTCAATTGGTTCGCAGAAACATAAGTCAGCACCTTGGCCCCGTTGTTGTTAGTGCCAGTAAAGGTCAGTCCAGCTACTACAGCATACCCACTAGAACCAATCTCAAACCCATGATTGGCGGACATGGTAATCGTTACCACATTGGAGGTGTATGTCGCGGACGATATGGTCTTGGCAACATCAATCAAGTAGAACGGCAACTGCAACGGATCACCACCAACGGTCAACGCACCAGTCCTAGAAACTACCACCTTGCGGGGCTTCCAGTAACCTTCCATGCGCCCGTTCAAGGACTCCCTAACCTCTCCAGCCTTCAACTGGTTTAGCTGCAACCGCTGGTTCACGCCGACAAACCCACGATCACCATCCTCGGCAATCGAGTCATCCATCCCACCAGTGGATCGGAACTGCGACATTAGGCGCGGTACGCAATAACCACCCCAGAAGCAAGCGTAAAGCCAGTGATGTTGCCACCAATGCCAATACCCGCAGGGATAGAAACACCAATCAACTTCGTGCTAGCATTCGTGATGTTTGGCGCGGTAAACACAGAAAAATTAGTGTCACCAACAGTCTGAACCCAACGGAATGGGCCGACAGCCGCATCCGTACCAGAGTACACCTGTCCGCCGCCTTGACCTTGAAGATCGTATGAATCGCCTCGTGGCATAATCGTAATAAAGTATCAACCCAACACCATGTCGGGCATGCTTCTCAAATGCGGAGGGAATCACCATGCGTCAAGGGGGAACTTGTGGGGTTGACAGGGTGCTAGTCAACCAATAGCATCCAGCCAACAACACCTCCCACGCCTCTCTACGATGCGCACCAAGGGGGGTTGCTTTTTATCCTGTGTAGCTCAGCGGCAGAGCAAGCGACTGTTAATCGCTAGGTCGTTGGTTCGATCCCAACCGCAGGAGCCAAAAAAGAACCACCCGCAGGTTCGCGTGCCGAGGACTAATTGCTCTTGCAGAGGCGCGGGGTGGTAGACGCAATGTGCGAGGGGAATGACAACTTGGCAAGTTCCCATGCGGGAACATCGGGGGGGATTGGAGGGGGTGGAATGGGGAAATGTGCGTGAGCGGGAATAGTGATTTTACTTTTGACAATAGGATTCCTTTTGTTACAATCATCGCATGTCCAACAATTGTGGAACCTACATCGTCAAATGCGGCAACACCGCTTACATCGGATCAAGCTCAAATTTCCAGCAAAGGAAGTCCGCTCACAAGCGTGACCTTGAGCGGGGAATCCACCCGAACCAAAACCTTCAGCAGGCCTTTGACGGGTCACAGGACTTCTCGTTCATCCCTCACCAGTACATCGCCCCAGTAGACTGCCCAAACGAGCTACGCACCATCCTGCGCAACGCAGAGCAAGCCCTGCTGGACGAGGCCGCAAAATCCAACCTGTGGGTCATCGCCAATGTCTCACAGAACGCATTCGGCCCACACGCAAGACCAGACATGGTGGCAAGGTGGCAAGACCCAGAGTTCCGTGAGTCCATGTCAAAATTGAGGCAATCCAGAGTCATTAGCGACGAAACTAAACGCAAGATGTCGCTGGCAAAGCAGGGCGCAAACAACGCCAAGGCTCGCAAGGTCATCGTCACAAACCCAGACGGGTCAGAGACCACCTTCAGCACAACCACCGAGGCCGCGCAGTTCTTCCGTATCTCCCAGCAACTCCTGCACCTCATGCTCAAGGGTAAGACCGCTTGGCCGGGCAAGGGGAAGTTCATCCGCAACAAGGAAAACGAGTGGATGAGGGAGTACGAGGCTAGGTTGGTGTAAGTTCCACTTTGGGCAATTTTTGAAGGGGGGGTTAATCGCTCCCCCTTTTTTTGCGCCCGGAAAAAACTGACCCCCCCCGCCCCATCCTATTGTTACAAGCGGTGACAAGGTTAGTAATCCGTAGTCCTGTTCCACGGGAATCCCCAGCATCTATCGGTGTTCCACGGGATTGGGTGGGGAGTCTGGTCGTGCTGCCGTGTTGAGTAGCAGGGTGAACACTAGATATGGTGGTGGTGACCCAGCCTCGCGTGCGTGTTTGTGATTCTCTGCGAGAAAGTGGGAACGATTCCCAGTCCCTATTCCCCATCCAATCCACTTGATACCAGAATAAATTCTAGTCCCAACTCCTACTTCGCACCAGAATGCCCTGTACGCTCTTGACCCATCATATGGAGTCAACACCCACAAGAAAGCCCCAGACGCTGTGTGAGCGATTCTGGGGCAGTCTAGAGGGTATCTGGCGCGGTTTGGTGGAGGATGTTGGCTGTATGGGGTTAGACGAACTCCTGATATTGCCCGTTCAGGCGCAGCGGCAGCACCACATCCCTGCGTCCGTTGCGTAGCTTGCCAACCTTAAGTCCATCCTCGGCAATAAACAGCAAGGCATCTGCATCCTGCTCGATAGCGCGTGACTCTCGAACCTGATTGTTGTCGTTCAACTGCGAGGCTGAAATGACTGGGCATTGCAGGTGCTTGGCTAGCTGCTTGAGTCCACCGCTGACTCTAGCGACTTCCTCTTCCCGTGACTCTCGGCTTGAGCGTGAGCCACGAATGAGCTGCAGGTAGTCGACCACAACCAGATCGAGACTGCCATGCAAGTCGCGGATGCGTTCAGCCTCAGCCGCGATGCTGTCTATGCTCTGGTTGCTGCTGGAGTCGATCCAAAGGGGAGCGGAACTGATCTGCTCCACACCTGTCTGGATCTTCTGAAGCTCGTGCTTGGCTGCTGTGCGCGGCTGGGTTATTGACCCGTAGTTCGTGTGGGTCATGGTCGAGATTAAGCGTCCAATGACCTCATGCGTCATCATCTCCAGCGAGTGGATTGCCACTGGTCTTTGGTCTGCGATGAACTTGCTGGCGATCTGGAGCATGAGGACTGACTTGCCTCGGCTAGGCTTGCCAGCAATCACCCAGAACTCACCCGGTCGCATGCCGCCGCAGATCTCGTCCAACTCGGCTATGCCCGTGGACATGCCGGGCAACCCACCCGAATTGTAGTCCTTGAGCATGTTGGTGATGAACTGCTTGGATGCCTTCTCTGCGTCGATGGATCTCTGCTTTCCACTCACCACCTGCTGAAGGCTCTGGAGGGTTGTACGGAACGAGGCAATGGCACTTGTGGCATCGTCGGTTGTGGCTATCTCCCGTGCTGCGGATTGTGCCATCCTGCGTGCTTGGTATTCTTTCAGCG